ATCGCTTTTGGAAACCAGAAGTTGATAAGAGTGGTAATGGATATGCTGTAATAAGATTCCTTCCTGCTCCACAAGGCGAAGACGTTCCGTTTGTTAGAGTTTGGGATCATGGATTTCAAGGACCAACAGGTAAATGGTTTATAGAAAAGTCATTAACCACTATTGGTCAGAAGGATCCAGTTTCAGAATACAATACGATGTTATGGAATTCAGGTATTGAATCTAATAAAGAACTTGTACGTAAGTATAAGCGCAGATTGTCTTTCTATTCTAACATATATGTTGTAAAAGATCCAAGTAATCCACAAAACGATGGACAAGTATTTTTATTCAAATATGGTAAAAAGATATTTGACAAACTTAATGATATGATGAATCCAGAGTTTGAGGATGAAAGTCCAAGAAACCCATTTGATATGTGGGAGGGAGCAGATTTTAAATTAAAGATACGAAATGTTGAAGGATATCGTAATTATGATAAGTCTGAATTTGCAGCACCGTCTGCAATCATGGATAATGATGAGGCTTTAGAAAAATTATGGAAGACTCAACATAGTATAAATGAATTTATTGCTCCAGACAACTTTAAATCGTATGATGAGTTGAAGCAAAAACTTTATAGTGTATTGGCTTTGGATAATCCGCAAGCTGAATCAGAAGTTGTAGCACCTGTTGCACCTGCTCCTATAGCAGCAACTGCTGCTGCAGCAACTATACAAGAAACTGATATAGCATCATCATTCACACCATCATCTGATGCTGATGATGAATCATTATCGTTTTTTCAAAAGTTAGCTGAAAATTAAAAATATAATAAGACCAGCTTATTATTAGGCTGGTCTAATAACAAATGGCGGCTCTGATGGATATCCTCCTCCATACTGTATTGTAGTACTCTTACTATTAGTAATATTTCCAGCATTTCCAATATTTTGTTGAGTTACACCACCACCACTAATCATATCAGGTACTCTATTAGCAATTCTATCAATAGATTTAGCTGCCTGACCTAATTTATCAACGGTCGAAGAAAGATCATCCACAAAAACCTTATCATTTTTTAATTGATAATCTTTAAGCAAATCATCTATTCTACGGCCGTCTATTAAAGATTGGCGTCGAGCATTTTGTGATATTATTTCACCACCAGCTCTATTTAATGTGCTGCCGCCTACACCTTCTAAACTATCAACTCCAGCTACCTTTTCTGCCTCTTCTACAGCTTTCATTGAGTCTGATTTATACTTCATTGATCTCAGTTTAGATGCTAATGTATCTGCTCCTATTTTGTCAGCTCCTAAAGCAAAAAGCTCAAGAATACTATTACATATGCCATAAAAGAAATCATAAACACTATTCACAGCTTTTCCTATAAATTCAGTAAATTTAAAAGAATCTAAAAATTTTTCAGCTTCTTTAAATCCAAATGCCCCTAATGCCCAAGATAATGCTGATTTTAAAAGATCAAGAGGTATACCAACAAAACTTTTTAAGAATCCTCTAACTCCTCCTTTAAACATATTACCAAATTGAGTTAAGAAGTTCTCTCCTTCAGATTTTGTATATTCTTCTTTACCCTCTTTAAAACCATCATATAATGATAAAGCGACTCCAATAGGATATAATATTTTTCCTACTAGTTTTCCTAATGTACCTAAACTTCTGGTAATTGGATTGTCCTTAATAAATTTCCATGCTTCATCGAGTGGATCAGTTATTGTTTTAAATTTAAATTTTTCAGTAAGATTGGTTGCATAAGTTTTTATTTTAGTAAATACATCTCCAATCGCTGTACTAATTCTTCCAAACGAACCTTTAACCCCTTCAGATATTGTTGTAGGTATTCCTTTAATTTTTGCTAGCGCCTTTCCTAAAGGTCCTTCTTTAGAAAATGCTTGCACTATCGATGCTCTAAAAGCTGCTAGTCGTTCTCCGACAGTAACTCTGACTCCTTTGAAAGCCTCAACACTCATTGTCCTAAATCTTGAAATATTATTTGCTATATTTTGATAAAATAATTTTAAATTTGTTTTTATATTGTCAAGTTTGATAGCTTTTCCAAATTTTTCAAGTAAAATACCTATGCCAGTAATTTTTCCGATAGCCTTTAACCATTTTAATGTTCCGACTCTCAGAGCTTTTAAAAATTCTGTTGCAAATGATGTTATACCACCTATAATTAATCCAGCTAATAATAATGGACTCATTTTCTTTTTTTCTGTATCACTTGGTACATTATCATTTGCAGCTGTACTGAGATCTGGGGACGTATTCATTTCTAATGTATTTCTAGCTTGATTAATAGCTAAGTCTTCTTTAAGCTCAGCTAAATAACTAGTATTATCAGCTATCTGTTTTAAATAGTCCAGAACATTATTTTCCGTATCTGTTAAAATTTCTGATAGTCCTCGATTTTTTTCTCCTTTTGACAACTTTTTAGATATCAAATCCAACGATCTATTATTATCATTAGATGCATTTAAGAGATCATTATAATTTTTTGATAAAGTTGATGCTATTCCTCCAATACCTCCTCCTATTGCAGTTTTCAATGCAAATAGTTCAGGACCTATTGCTCCAGCAATTCCAGCCTTTGCTGTTGTAGAAACAGCATCTTTCACACTATCTTTGAGAGCCTTACCTACAGATCCAGCTCCTGCAATAACTTTATTTCCTAAATTTGGTAAAGGTGCCATTTATTTCTTTCCTATAGCTTCTTTTGCATAAAAAGCTGCTACTATTGCAGCCACTGAAACAAAATAAGTCGGAGCCATATCTCCTAATATTTTACCCGCAGCATCTAATCCTACCCATGTTGCTATTACAACAGCAAAAGGATACAATAACATTCCACCTAAAGCAAACCATGCCATATTACGTTGAGCATCTGCCTTTTTATCCTCATTATCTAATCTCATCATCTCTTTATTCGTCTCAAGTTCTTCATCACTAACAATTCCATCCCCATCTAAATCAAAGGCATCATATTTTGAATCCTTTTGAAACCTTTTTGTTTTACTAGCCATTTTTCTTATCCTTTTCGGCCTCTAGATGTGCAACTAACATTTCTACATACAAATCCCTTTCAAAGGGTATAGTGTTTTCTAATTCTGTTATAGAGTATTTATGATGTTGTACCATCGAAAATACCATTTGATAGTATGAGCTTAAATTTGTATAGCTCATACAAATGTAAAAAAATCAGTTAAGCCTTGCAGAGTCCTTTCTTTTGTACCATTCTTTGTTTTATAACTTATAGTATGTATTAATTTAGGAGATGTGTCAAAAAATTTATTAATTTCTTTAAAAGTCTCTACAGACAATCCTTCAATAAATGTTTCCTTTTCTTTTTCAGTGCTATCAGCTAAAATCCATACTTCATCATCAGTAAATAGTTTATCAATACACTGGCCAATAAATTTAAAACTATTTTCTGTATTCAGTTCCGTTACACCAGCCTCAGCTAATACTGCAAACGTTGGATATTTCATTTCAATTTTATATGTATCATCTAATTTAATAATATTAGAATGATCATCATTGAAATTCACTTTAACATCTTCCAAATCCAATTCATAGTTTATATCTTCATCTCCTTCTTTAAACTGAAGCTTCAATATATTCCCTACACTTAAATTTCTCAATCTTACAAAAATATATTCTAAATCAAATGTTGGTAATAATGATACATCTATATCATCTTGAATACAATTTTGTACAATTTGTTGGATTGCTATTAATATATGTTTAGGATCTTGTGATTCCAAACCTACTAATAATATTTTTTCATCTTTTACTAAAAATGGTCTTACTTTTATTTCTTTTTTTGTTGATGGGATAGTTAAATTAAATAGAGGTTGATCTATTCTAGGTAACGCCATAATATAACTCCTAATAATTAAAAATTTAAATTCGATGCTATCAAAGATGCGTTATTCACTAAATTGACAGCGTCACCAACTGATCGTGGTGTTTTCAATGTTGATATTGTTTGGGCTATAGACCCAATTTTTTGTAATTTATCTCCAAGAGATAAACTTTTTCCTCCTGTACCACCGGATGGACTTATATGAGAGGATGTCCAGTTACGATACATATAGCCAACAGGCAACAATGCAACTTCATCATTTGACCCCCAGCTCATTGAAACATCCCCAATTTGAGCTGGATAAGCTCCATGAAAAGTATACTGAGTTATTGGTGAACCATCGGGTCTAAGATGGGACACTTTTAACTCATTGTGAACATAGTCATCATGATATCCAAATTCAAATGGTTGAGCTTCTTTGTTATTCAATAATTGGGTGGTGTTCATTGCCTTGCCATTAACATTATAATTAAAAACTTGATTAACTGAATTATGAAAAAATTTCATTATCATTCCACCATTATCAAGAGTAAATGTTAGCATTAATTGATCCACAATACCTGAGTTTGGTCTTCTATCGACCATTCCATAACCATGCTCTCTATGATCAACAGGGGCTAATGATATACCAGGCAACATCGCTGAGTTACAAAAAAAATAAAGATTGTTTTGAATATCACCCATTCCTAGAGGTTTATCACCACCAGAAAATTTATCAAATGCCTTCGATATTCTATTGACCGCTCCAGCAGCTGTAGACAAGACACCTGTTGCTCCACTTATTTGTTCAGCAACACCTTTCATTCCAATACCTCGTGCTATAGATCCTACACCAGCCAATGTTCCAGCAACATTATTTAATTTATCTCCTAGAGATAAAGATTTTTGTTTAGCCATCCAATTAGGTGGTGTAAATTCAACAAAGAATAAATTAGGCTTAGCTAATCCTCCAGCTCGATCTATTTTTGATTTAAACTCATTTACATTAAATCCAGGCATTATCTTTTAAACATCCTTTGACTATCTCTCCATACTTTACCTTTATTAGCTTTTTGAAATCTCTCGACAGGTAAAAATAGAGCAATATCCCATTCACTTGCATGTACAGATATTAAACGTGATTTTATATGACTATTTAGGTACCTTTTTATAGTAGGCTTATATAATTTTAAAGAGGACATCTGTTTACATCTCTCATACGATATTCTAATCCTTGTTCTGTCATCATATCTTGTATCAGTTACAATTTCATAAAGAGCATCCATTAACATTGCTCTCATCCTGTATGGTAAGTAATGAAAGTTTAATCCTAAAAAACCATCGGACAGTTTATCAATTGGAAATATTACCGGAAACTTATCATAATAAGGTAAATCTTGTTTCGTTTTAGGATCATACAAGAACATATACATTGCTCCTGGCCTTATTCCTTGAGAGGATACACTTTTATCAGCCGTTCTCAATAATTTTGTAGGAGTGGCACCAACTCTTTGTGCGTTATTTCTATACCAATCTCTAGCTTGTTTCGTTCGTGCGGGTATTTGATTGGATTGGACACCTTTAGTTATCAATTCTTTAAATATTGTCATTTAAATGCCTAATTCTTTTTCTGTCATAATTTGAAATCTCCATTCTCTATCTTTGCAAAATTCATTTGCAGCTTTCCACTTTGCTTCATTCATGCCATAAGTTTTGACTTGGTTTAACCATCTTCTACTAAGTCTACCCTTCACTGTATATTTATTTTCCATTAAAGGAGGTATAGTTTGAGCTTTAGGTTTCACTTCTATTACAACAACTTCAACAATTCCTAATTTATTTTTTTTCTTGACCCAAAAATCAGGAAAGTATTTTCTTACTTTACCGTCTATTGGATTTTTATATGGTATACAAAATTCTTCACTTGACCATAAAATCACGTTAGGATGGTCATCTAAATATATCATAAGTTTGCGTTCCCATAAACTACGATAAATAACATTAGAGGGATCGCCTTTATACTTTTTTGGGTTTCTGGGGGTGTATTTACCTTTATATGCCATAAGTATATTTATAAGGAGAAAAATGTATGCCATTCCGAAATATAATGCCAGTACAAGCAAGTATTAATACTAATAAAAATAAACAAAAAATTGGAGGATTTTTTCAATATCCATCAAACTTGGGTTCTCATGCTATGATGTTTACTTTTATGAAGTACAATAGAAACAAATCATTTGCTGAGCGAAAAATACTTGATCAAGTAATATTACCAATTCCTCAAGAATTGAATGAAATATATGGAGCCTCATATCAAGATATGCAACTTGGTACATTTGGTGGCGAAATGGGTCAATTAGCTGAAGCAACAAAAGAATCTATTTCAAAAATTGCCAATTCAGAAAATATGTTGAAAGCTGCAACTGAACAGGCCAAAAAACTTGGTACGACAGCTGCTGATCTTACCACATCTGGTGCACTTGGTTTAATGGCAAGAAGGTTTTTATCTGGTATATCTTCTGAGCTTGGTGCAGTAGTAGATTTATCAAGCGGTAATGTACCAAACCCTCAT